AAAGAACTTAATCCGTTTTGACCAGAAGGACCAAAGGGACAAAAGGGAGAAAAGGGACTAACTGGACAAAACGGATTAAGTTCTTTATCTTCTTCAGGTCAACAAGCAGGGTGGGCTTCATACACAAATGTTTTTGACAAACCAATAAAACTTGGTATATCTCAAGGAGACGATGGTTGGGTAACTCTTCTGCTTGACACTAAGGATAAAAACCAAAACGAAAAGTACCTTCCAAAAGATTGCACAAGTCTTTGGAATAGCCACCAGAGAGCCTTAAACTTTCACGGTATAAAGGAAGGATCCCAGGTATTCATAACATATAACTTTGAACTAACTACCTATACGTCTAACACTGAGGTTTGGCTAAGAACATATTTTGCAAGCAAGGGTAGGGAATTTGTTCAGTTGGTAGGATCTTTAAAATACCAGAACACCTACAACCTTTCTGTTACTCAACAAATATTTATTGAAGACCAGAGTATGTGGGGTAGCGGAGCAGTTCCTCAGATTAGAACGGACTTTGATGCTTCTGTAATTTTCAATTCTGTATATGTCAGCGTGGTATAATAAAACTATGGCATTTCCAGGAGAACTCAATATAAACTACTACAAGGGTGATACCCATGAGTTTAAAGTATACCCTCAAAAAACAGATGGGTCAATCTTTTATCTAACGGACTATGGAAACGCTACTTTTACAATTGCTGAGACACGTGGGGTGGCAGGGGTAGATCTAGGACAGATCAGAGCAAGTGCGATAATCTCAAACGATAACACATACATCACCTGTGCCATCACTCCAGACAATGCAAAACTTATGGATGCAGCAAAGACTTATGTATATGATATTCAAGTCTATGCTCAAGGACCAAATACATACGACAAAGTTTTTACTCTTTTGACAGGATCTATTTCTGTAACAGATGATGTAACACAAGATATTGGAACCCCTAATAAAGCAATTCCAACCTATAGAGTTATTTATCATAATATAAATGCAACAAGTGGAGCAATTCCAGTAGATACAAATGGATACCTTCCAAATCAAAATGTTGTCGTTGCAAACAACGGAACTCTTGCAAGATTAGGATACACTTTTGCTGGTTGGACAAAGTTTGCAGATGGTACAGGAACTGTATATTCAGCAGGATCAACAATTCCTCTTGCTAACGCAGATATAAAACTTTATCCTAAGTGGAATGCTCCAACAGTTACATATGATAACCAGAGTGCAACAACAAGTCAAGTTGGAGGATCAACATCTTATATTCCGCAATCGGCAATTGCGTCAATTCCAACAACAGCACCAATTAGAACAGGACATACTTTTGGCGGATGGTTTACTGGTCCTGCAGGATCGGGAACACAGGTAACAAATAATTCTTATACTCCAGAATCTCCATACAATCCAGTTATACTTTATGCAAAGTGGACTGTAGCATGACAGAGGTATTTGTATCAACTGACGATGTAAAAGTTATTGGTGGTACAGCCAATGTAAATGTTGAGGTTGACTTTGGCTCTCAAGGAGAAAGAGGAAATCTTTTTCTTTTTGGATATGGACATCCAGATGACCAAACAAATCCAGAAAATGTACAAGTCTTAGATATCTATATAAACATATTAACAACAGACTCTAAATACTTGATGATCTACCAGTTAATGCAGGTCAATGATGTTCTAACCTGGGTTGAAATAAGCAAACTTATGGTAGACAAATATAGTGCTAATAAAAACGTATCATTTACTAACGGGGTAGCCACAGAAAGCATAGACTTTAAGATTTCTAACATAGTCCCAACTAGTCTTATAAGTGGGCTAACTGCTTCACAGTTTAACATTCAATGTACCTTCTCAAATCCAACAAAACCCGTTGCCCACTCAATAGTAGTAAAGCCAATTACAATAGAGTCAGCAACAGGGGACATCATATTACCAGTAGGTATTAACGCTGCTGAGTTTTCAGGAAGTGCTTGGACAGGGCTTAGCGGAACACACGTAGTCCATTTCCTAATTACGGTGGTATAATCTAAGATGGTGATATGTAATGGCTGCTGAATATATTGATGACACAGAAACTGGCAACGGTCAATACCCCACCCTAATTCCTGGATATGACCAGTCTGCTGATATTCAAGAAGCCTTAAGACTATATCATTATGGATCAGTATCTCCAACAGGTCAAGCGGTAATTCCAGCAAACTCTGCAGCAATTAACCCAAAATCAATTGCAGGATACCTAGATGCTTTAGATACAAAAATTGATAACTCTGTTGTAGATCAAGCCACACTTGCGGGTGTTGGTATTGACTGGAATGCCGTAACTACACAGTTTGACATTGACTCTACAGTTGCTACAAAATCTTATGTTGCAAACTCAACATCCGTAGTCACTAAGGGTTCAAGTTTTACATTAACTTTAGCAGATGCTAGCAAGACTATTCTTCTTTCTACTACTACTCCAATGACTTTGACTATCCCGTCAAATTCTTCAGTTGCTATTCCAATTGGATATCAATATAACCTTGTTGAAATTGGAACAGGAAAAACAACTCTATCTGCAAGTTCTGGAGTTATCATAGGAAGCAAAAATTCACAACTATTTTTAGATGGACAGTACAGCAAAGGAACGCTATTAAAGATCGATACAGATACTTGGATTTTTTATGGCGATGTTTACGAAGGTGCAGTTATTGCTCCTGTTACTCCAGCAGTTACACCTGCAGTTACACCAGTAACACCAGTAACACCAGTTACTCCTGTAACTCCTGTAACTCCTGTAACACCTGTAACTCCAGTAACACCAGTAACTCCTGTAACGCCACCAGTAACTCCTGTAACGCCACCAGTTACACCCGTAGTAATGAGAACAGTTCCAAATGTTGTGGGCTTAACACAGGCAGCAGCAACAAGTGCAATTGATGCAGCAGGATTATCAGTAGGAGGTTTTGCAACGGGATCAACCACATATGATTCTGCAAATGCTGAAAAAGTTCAAAGCCAATCTCCTACAGCAGGAACATCGGTTCAATCAGGATCAAGTGTTAACCTTACAATGTGGAATTATGTTGCATCAGTAACACCAGCCATCCAGCCAAGTATCAGTATCATAGAGGAGTCTAGCGACTGTACTTCAATTAGTATTAATTGGATAGGAACTGGAGCATCATGGGCTGTTACAAATAGTACAGGCTGGACTGCTACTCAATCTGGAGAAGGAAGCGGTGGATATTGGACTGCATCATTACCTTGCGGAACAACAAAAACATCAACTCTAAGAATGTACTCTGGTCCAAATCAAACTGGAAGCCAGGAAACTCAGGCATTTACAATATCAACAACTTCATGTACAACATGTAATCAGCAGGTTACACCAGTAACAACTCAAACATATTACGCTTGTTGTACTGATAGCCCAGGGGTTAGTGGACAATATTCTAGTTCATCAGCAGCAACAACTGGTTTAAATGCACTCTGTGCAGCCACACCAGGAAGCACAATAGATCCACAAGGAGTCTCAACAACTGCACTAAATTGTACTTCTGTCACACCAGCAGTCACCCCTGCAACAGGTCCTAACACTTACACCTATACATACTATGACGGTAAGTGTAACTATCAAGTTAAGAACTCAAATGGAACTTATCTAAGAGACTACTCAACAAACCTTTGTACAAACTCAGGAACAGATGAGTCAGGGGCAACACTTCCAAACTGTAATCAATCAGGATGTACACCAGCATCAGTCACCCCTGCCGTTACACCTGCAGTCACACCAGCAGTAACACCTGCAGTCACACCAGCAGTTACTCCAGCAGTTACTCCAGCACCAGCATGTCCAAACAATGACACCTATGGAGTTACAACTGGAGGAGTCTACGGTGGTTCTTGCCCTGATGGTTCATGTCCAGGATGTAGCAATTACCAAGAGAAGTGGTACAAGTGCTCTGATGGAAGTTCAGGAACTAAGTTCTATGTAGGTCTTGGCTGTGCAGTAACACCTGCAGTAACACCTGCAGTAACACCTGCAGTAACACCTGCAGTTACACCTGCAGTTACTCCAGCAGTTACACCTGCAGTTACACCAGCAGTAACACCAGTTGACTGTACTTCATGTTCACCAACACAAAGTTATAACAGTACAAGGGCTGTATCAACAAGCGTCTGTGCTTCTGGAATAATGAACACATATGTTTGCTATACCCCAGGTACTTGCCCTAACATAACAACAGACACAGGTTGCCAACCTGCATCAGTAACCCCAGCCGTTACCCCAGCAGTAACACCTGCAGTAACACCTGCAGTAACACCTGCGGTCACACCAGCAGTAACACCTGCTGTTACCCCAGCCGTAACTCCTTCTGTTACCCCATCGAACTGTACTTGCTATCTTGATTACATCTGGCAGAATTGCCCAACATGTTGTAACGGTCAATGCGCTTACTAGTCATTATGATATACTAGTAAGAGGAGGATATTTATGGACAAAGAATTGTCAGCGTGGGAAAAATATAAGGAAAGTCTTGGAGAATCAAGACCTTGGCACTTGCTAGATAAAGAAAATTATGTAGAAGATGAAGTAGCAAAAGAAAGATTTTCTATATGCAAAGGATGCCCAGAATTGATTAAATTAACAACACAGTGTAAAAAGTGTGGGTGTTTTATGGCAGCAAAGACTAAACTTAAGATGGCTTCATGTCCAATAGGAAAATGGTAATGAAAAAAAGACAGTTAGCACCAGGGATAGTCGTATACTCTGACGTTCTTGAAAATTATGATACTTTAGTTCAAGACATTGAAGAGGGACTTTCTACTTCTGGACAGCAGTGGATGCAATCTTCAATACAAAAAGATGACAAGATACAGGTAGACACAAATTACAGAGACACAATGCTTATTAGTGTAAATTATAAAGATTTTATAAATGAAGATTTTATAAATTTACAAGACGCTTTTAATTCAAGTTTATCAAATATGTTTTTAACTGGTTTTGGTCCTTTAGAATCAGACTACAAACAAGATCATCAACTAGACACTACATCTCACGAAGAATATAGCATATTAAAATATGGCGAGGGACAAAAGTTTACAAACCATATTGACGATCATAAAGATCATCATAGAAGAATGTCCTGGGTCTACTATATTAATGATGACTATACTGGAGGAGAGATTTCTTTTCCAAGATTTAATTTAACATATAAACCAGTAGCAAATGAGTTTATAGTATTTCCATCAAACTATATTTACAACCACTCAGTTCTTCCAGTAATAGAAGGAACGAGATACGCAGTTGTTAGTTGGCTAAAATAATGATAGACATGGCTTTAGTTGAGCAGGCAAGGTTAGAAAACAGAATCCATATATTTAAAAATGTTTTTACAAATTTGCCATCATTAGATACAATTATGTCAATGGTTTCTAAGTATGTTGATGAGGATTTGACTGCTTTCCCAGACAGGTCATATCTTTTAAATGATTTTGTTGAAGGCGAATCTTCTGACATGAGATTAAAATGTAGGTTTTGGTCAAGAATGGCTTTTCAACTTTATGATACCAACGACCTATACATGTCTATAATCCCAGAGTTGGGTCCAGTAACTGAGTGGGGTCTTTCACATTATCCAGCAGATATTTATACTGGTAATTTTTGCTTAGTATCTTTAATGAAAAACAGGGGAGTTGTAGGAAGTAAACATAGAGACTATGTTGATCAATTCCAGTGGGTAGTTAAAGGTGAGATGATTTGGCGCACAGGAGAGAATTTAGAGAATGAGCATCATCTTGTAGAAGGCGACTTTGTTTTTATCCCTAAAAATCTTGCTCACGAGGTTGAAACACTAGTAGCCCCACGAGTAGCAATTAATTTAATATTAAGAAACTAAAAAGCACCCATAGGTTTTACCCTACAGGTGCCTCTAGTTATTATATTTTACTTGGGAAATTTACTCATCCAAAATTTGGTTCTTGGAGTGATGCCCTTCCATGAGGACCAATCATCTCCACCGTTTGTCATGTAGTATGCAATCTCTGCATTCTTGACGGGATTGAATAGTTCAGCGTTAGAGTCAAGATCAAACTTGGTTCTACGATCAGGACCAAGAGCGTCAATCATATTAATTTGGAACATACCATAAGACGAGTCACCAGTCTTGTGATTGCCGTTAAAAGCCAATGGTCGCCCATTAGACTCTTTTTTAGCCACTGCCCAAGCAACTACAAGGTCTTTACCCTTGAAGCCTACTAGTGAAAGCAGTTCCTTTAGTTCTAAATCAGTCAGAGAAACCTTGTTCTCAAAACTCTCTAACTTTTTAGCCTTAGAAACCAAAAAAACCTCTTTCGAGGCGGTTTCCAATGTCTGAGCCTGTTCTATGCTCAAGTTGTTTTTAGTATCAAGACCTGAATCAGCATTGGCTCCGTTCGACAAAACAGTTACTAATGCTACGATACTGAGTGTGCTAATGATCTCTTTGTTTCTTTCGATAAATTTAATCATAGTTTCCTCCTTAGAAAACAATAACACCTTGGTAGGTGTTACTACCAAGTATAACACAAATTTTGCCCAAAAGTCAACTTTATAGGGTGGTATAATAAAGATTATGCCACAATACGCATCTAATTATCCTACCTCACTTTCATACCCTATTGCTTCAGATCCCGTTAATGTACACGGAGACTTTAAGGTATTGGTTGATGCTTTGAATGATATTTTGCCACCATTAGGAATGACAAGCGTTGCCTCTCCTGTAAGAAATGCAAGTTCTTCTCTTACCCTACCAGCAGGAACCCCAGTATTTATTTCTGGAAGCACTTCTCATAGCGGAAAATTAAAGCCTCTTGTACAAAGATATAATCCATCAAGCCCTGATCATAATCCAAATTTTCCAATATTGGGTTTATTGCAAACAGACATGCTTCCTGCAAGTAACACTGATCCTGAAGATGGTGACGGAATTGCTGTAGTTTCTGGAATTATACAAATCAATACAACAAGTTTAGGTCCCGCTGGAACAAAAATTTATATAGATGACAACGGAGTTCTTGTAGAGGGAAGACCATCGACTGGCCCAGGAAGATATGTAGGCGTTGTTGCAATTCAAGCAACCAAACCAAATGGTGGAATGATAGTTGTTCAAACAAAAGGTAATGGCACATGGGGAGCACTCAAAGACGGATTGTCGTGATATAATAACATTATGGCTACCTTTAGAAATCAACCCACAGACTCTTACGCCCTTGGATCAGCACCACCAGAAATTCGTTGGACAGTCGTTCGTGGAGACTCAGCAGCCTTTCGTGTTTATGTAACTAACGATGCAAGAGAGCCACTTCTTCTTGATGATTGGGAAGTTGCTATGGATGTTTATCGTCCTTCAACAGATGATGTTATTGTTTCTTTATCCCCTGAGCCAATTGAGTTTCAAGATACAGAGGGAAGTTTTACTGTAAATCTTACATCCTCTCAATCAGAACTTCTTGAGACAGGAGACATCTTCGATATTCAACTTACAGAACTTCTATCAGAAGGCAGAGTTTGGACGGTAGCCAAAGGGTCAATGGTTATCATTGAAGATGTAACAAATTAATGACAACAAACCTAACCCCACTACCACAAGAGTTTTACAGAACAACACATAGGCTTGCTCACACACAAATCAAAGACCTTGATGTCAAAAGAATAAGAATAGATCACTTCCAGCCAAAGGCTAGAGTTGAAGAGGTTTTGCCATTTAGAGTTCAGTTTATTAACGTAAGTGTGTTTGGATATTCTAAGACTAATCCACCACCAATTCCTTTACAGGTTATTGGTTATAGCAACTACATTCTATAATAGGATTATTAAAAGGGGTGTTATAATTGCCACATGGCTAAAGTATCAATTCCATCAGTTAAGACTCTATTTCAAACAGGAGATAGACCTACTCAAGAAAATTATGAAGATTTAATTGACACCGCATCAGCCCAAGCAACAGATTTGGGTTCTGCTGGTAACAATGAAAATACAATCACTGGTATTGAGAACGTAACTGTTGTTGATAACTTTGACGCTACAGTTTGGCGTATGGTCAAGTATATTGTTTCAATATCAAAGACCACTGCAGGGGACAACAAGTTCTATGCAACCGAACTAACAATTCTCGTTGACGGTACAAATGTAAATGTCAGCGAATACGGAACAATCGACAATGATGGGAATATTGGCACCATTAATGTCTCTCGCACTGGAAATACCGTGGCCTTAACAGTCACTCCAGACCCAGCGATCAAGCCAGTCACAGTTCGTTTTGCACGAATTGGACTTAAGGCATAACTAAGGAGATATAAAAAATGGCAACAGTAAATAAAGATTTTAAGATTAAGAGTGGGCTCGTAGTTGAAGGTACAACAGGTACAATCAATGGCTACGACATTCTTACAGAATCGCAAGGATCAATTGACTTCATCGTAAGTACAATTGGCGGAACTGCAACAGCAGCAAACACACCAAATACAGTTGTAAAGCGTAATGTAGATGGAGATTTTGCTGCAGGAGTAATTACAGCAGATTTAATTGGTGACGTAACTGGTCAAGTATCAGATATTTCAAACCATAACACAGATGACCTAACTGAGGGTGCTTCAAATAAGTACTTCACAACAGGACGAATTGATGATCACCTATCAGGTGGAGACGGAATTTCATACTCATCAGGAACAATTTCTGCAGACCTTGGAACAGGTCTTGAAATTACAAGTGGTCAAATTGTTGTAGATCGTGACACAGTTGATACTTGGTATGATGCAAACGGTGCTGCTGGAACAGCAGAACAAAATGCTAAAGACTATGCAGATGACTTGATTAATGATGCATCAAACCTTTCAACAGAGGTTTGGTCAGCATACAAGACAGCAACAGAAATTGGTCTTGCAGAGCAAGCAGCAATCGATCATGCAGATGGATTAGCATCTAACTATGATGCAGCAGGATCTGCTTCAGCAGTTCAGGATAACCTTGATGACCACACAGGTGCAACATCTGGAGTTCATGGTGTAACTGGTGATGTTGTTGGTACAACAGATACACAGACAATTTCTAACAAGACACTTGGTAGCGACCTTGCTGCTGGTGGATATAAGGTATCTGGACTTTTGGATCCTTCAGCAAACCAGGATGCAGCAACAAAGTCATATGTTGATACAGCAGTATCAAACCTGATTAATTCAGCACCTGAACTTCTTGATACTCTTAACGAGTTGGCACAAGCAATTGGTGATGACGAAGACTTTATCGGAACTGTAACAGCATCGATTGGTGAAAAGGTAGCCAAGGCTGGCGACAGCATGTCTGGTAACCTTGATTTTGGTGGAACAAGTAAGGTAACAAGCCTTGCAGCACCAACATCTAACGGAGATGCAGCAAACAAACTTTATGTTGACACAGAGATCTCAGATCTTGATACATCACTAAAGGCATATGCAGATCAAGCAGAAACAGATGCAAAGGCTTACACAGATACTCGTGAAGGCTTAATTACAACTGCATATCAGAACTATGCTGACACAGCAGAAGCAGATGCAAAGACTTATGCAGATGGTCTTGATGATGCAACAAATACTCGTATCGATAACCTAAGCACAACAAATGTAGCAGAAGGAACAAACCTATACTTCACAAACCAACGAGCAATTGACGCTGTTGGCGGAACAATTGAAGATCAGATTGACCTTCTTGACACAGATGATATTGAAGAAGGTGCAACAAACCTTTACTTCACAGATTCTCGTGCTAAGACTTCAGCAGCACAACTTTTAACTGGTGCAACACTAACAAATATTACAATCACAGGCACAGGTGCAGGACTTACTATTACCGCAGAAAACGGTGTAGCAGATTCTGATACTGATGATCTAACAGAAGGTTCAACAAATCTCTACTTTACAGATCAGAGAGCAATTGATGCAGTTCAGGATACAACACCAAACTTCACAGCAGTTGAGGTTAACTCAGTTGCAAAGCAGGTTGCAGGAACAACTGTTGTTCCAGTAGCAGGAATTGCAACAGCCTACTCATGGCTAAAGGCTGACTATCGTTCAGCAGAGTTCCTTGTAAAGATCGCTAATGGTGACCACACAGAAGTTTCAAAGGTACTTCTAACACTTCATGCTAACGATAATATATCAATTACTGAGTACGGTATCGTTGGAACAAACGGTGATCTTGGATCTGTTACAGCAGCAATCTCAGGCAACGATGTACAACTTCAGGTAACTACAGCGAACAATACTTCAACAGTTACAGTCGTTGGAACATTGCTTGCGTAATAAAAAATAAAAATAGTTGGAAGAAGGAGTAGTAAATGACAACAGTCGATAAAGACTTCAAGGTCAAGAATGGATTAGTCGTAACTAACGGCGGTACATTCGGAGATGCAGTAACAGTAGGAGCACCAACTCTTGCTGGACACGCAGCAACTAAGGAGTATGTAGATTCATTAACAGGATCTATGTCTGTAGGCTCAACTGCTCCTTCTTCACCAACTAATGGAACACAGTGGTTAGACACTCTAACAAACAGAGTTAATTTCTATTACAATGGAGCATGGTATACCCAGGCAACTATTGATGATACAAATAACTTACCACAGCACATTCACGATACCGCAATTGATGGAACTGGTTTCATAGTATCTCAGTTCTATGAAGGTGGATCATTCAACAGCCCATTGGGTGTAGGTTTGGATGCAGGTGGTCCCTCAACAACAGAGTGGACAGTTGTATTCGATGGCGGTAGTGTAGTAGATAACTTCAATTAAAACAGGGGTTATAATAAGATAAGTTAATGGGCAGCCCCCATAAGGAGAATATAAATGGCAACAAGAATGCAACAGCGCAGAGGTACTGCAGCACAATGGGCGGCTGCAAACCCAGTATTAGCAGCAGGTGAAATTGGTTTTGAAACCGACACAAACAAATTTAAAATGGGTAATGGATCTTCAGCCTGGACTGCTTTAGAGCATTTTACTAATTCAGCAGCACTGGTAGCATTGCTTCAAGGAGCACCAGATGCACTGAACAGCCTTCAAGAGTTGGCAGCAGCAATTAACAATGATCCAGACTTCTTTACAAATATTGACGAATCTATTTCAGATAATATTGATTTGCACAATGTTACAACAAATGTTCACGGAATTGCAAATACGTCACTTTTAGCAACTACAGCAAACGTAGCAACAGCAAAGACAGAAGCAATTGCAGATGCAGCAACAGCAGCAGGACAAGCACTTTCTTCACACAACAACCTAACAACAGGTGT